AAATAAGATGGGTCAAACATCTTCCCAACTTCACTGTTCATTGCATATAGCAATGTTTGTTCACCTATAAATTTACTAATCCCACCTAAACCAACTGCATTCTTGTAGTTATTAAACCATGATACTAGATTTCTAGGATCTAATGCACCACCTGTACCGGCTGTACCATTTGGTAAATCTACATTGCCAATATTTGCTAAGAAAATGGCAAGCCTTTTATCATAATCTTTAACAGCATCGACAAGTTCTTGTGTTGTTGGCGTTATATTTGGATGGTGACCCCTGCTTAGAATAGCAGATGGTAACATTGGTACACCAGGATCTGCATTATCTCTAACTGGTGGAGGAACTCCAACACTAGAAGAATTTATAATAGGTCTAAATGTAGATGCTAGATTTAAACCATCGGATGGAAGTCTTGGTCCATTAGTTTGTGTTGGTACTACTGGATCTGGTAATTTTGGCTTTCCAGGATCTGAATTGTCTCTAACTGGTGGAGGAACTCCAACACCAGAAGAATTTATAACTACTGGATCTGGAAGCTGTTGGACACCAGCTGTAGAATTATCTATAACTGATATTGGATCAACTGGTAGCTTCGGTGCAGAGTCTAAAGTTATACTTACATCTACTGGTGGTCTAGGTCCCGTATCTGATGTTATTAAAACATCAAATGGCTTATTAGGGCCTGAGTCTAAAATCACGCCGATGTCAACTGGTAACTTTGGAGAGCTATCTAAAGTCACACCAACATCAAATGGCTTTGCTGGAGCCGGATCTGGATTTACTGCAACATCAAATGGCTTTGCTGGTTCTGGATCTAATATAGGTTCTTTATTATCTGCCATTTCTTATTGCCTCGATGTAATAACACTCTTAACTAAAGCAGCCCCAACCTTACGGCCATCTATATTGATATCTGCAATCTGCGTAACAATCTGGATATCTCCATTTCCTCCACCACCAGATTTATTCATAAGATTTGTTTTAGATAATGGAATAATTGCTTCTGGACCAGCTTCACCAACAAGACGAACTTGTGGACGTGTTACGACTCCGCCGGTTGCTGTTTTAGGAACAGAATTTTCAAAAGCGTTCTGAATTTCTTCAACAGTACGACCTGTTGCTTTAGCTAATTCAGGTTTCATTAAAGAAGAGAACGTAGCAAGATCTGTTTTAATGCCGCTAGCTTTTGCATTAGCTGCATATTGTCTATACTCGTCAGTATTTAAAATTGCAAGCTTGGTTGCTTCAGCTAATTGCTTTTCTTGCAATTTAATCTGTGTATCTATTTGAACCTTTCCAGTATCTGCTTGTTTTGTTCTTATTCTTGCTTCTTCTTGAGCAAAAGAATTGCCAGCATTTGCAATAGCTAACATTTTTTCAGCAGCTTCTTTAGTACCGCCGCCCATTACTCCAGAAAGAGCTGCTCCAGCTGCCCCACCAAGTGTAGATAAATCTCTTTTGTGCGTTTTATCATATTGTTCGCCAGCTTCTTTTTCTGCTTTAGCTCTTTTTTCAGCTAAATCTCCAAGAGTTCTTTCATCTTTAACTTTTTGTAATTCTAATGCTTTTTTCTGAACATCTAGATTAGCAAATTCTTGTTTTGTTTTTTCATCATTTAATAAAGCATTAGAAACAGCATCAAGGCTTTCTACTGTTTCTTTATAGGTTGTTTGCGATTTTGATATAGCAGCAAACATAGAAGATGTTAACTTGCCATCTCCTTTAAGAACCTGTAAAGCTTGAGCGACATCACCAGTTTTATCTCCAAACTTTTGCAATTGTTCTAATCTTGTTATTGCAAGAGCTTTTTCATCACCATCAAGTTTAATTTTATCATTTTTAAGCGATAATAAAACTTTGTCTGCTTGGCTGTTTGTAGCATCGCTGGCAGATCTTTTAGATGCATTTAACTGCTGAGCTGCTTCTAACTCATTGGTTGATGTAGATAACTTCTTTTGGCTAGTAGCAAGTTCATCTAATGCTACCTCTAAATGAGATTTAACTTTAGTGCTACTGAATAATTCTTCAATTCCTTTGCCTAGTGCTGCTCCTAATGGTCCCATTAATGGACCGATAAATGGAATGAATGCACCAATAGCACCGCCAATAGCACCACCAGCCATTGCACCAGCTCCACCCATTGCAGCACCAGTTGCTAATCCGCCAAGTGCCCCAGCAGCACCTTTACCAAACTTTCCTCCACCAGCACCAATTTTATCAGCAGCCCCCTCAGCACCTTTGCCAAAAAGGTCACCAATATTATTTTTCATGTTTGCACCAGCATTAAGAATCTTCATTCCAGCCCATGCAGCTGCCAATGCTTCAATATGCTTAGTTAAAAACTGGAATACTGTCATCAGTGGTTTGAATGCAGGAGCTAATGCTATTCCAATATCTCTTACAGTTGTATAGAATGATTTCATGCCATCAGCAATGTCACCCATAAGATCGGCAGCACGGCCATCCATAACAAAGTCTTTAAGTGCGCCAGCTGCTTTCTTAAGATCTGTAGCAAGAGTGACCATGAACTTATTCCATTTTTGATTTCTTGCAAGTGACTCAAAGAATTTTTCAACTGTTACAGTGATAGATTCCATCTTCTCACCGAAGCTACCAAAATCTTTATCACCATCTTTAGCAAGGCCAAATACAACAAGCAATGGTTTAATAGCTTTTCCTATTGCTGTTGTTACTCTATCAAATGCCATTCCAAAAGCATACATCGTTTGTGCTGTTGCTTGAAGCTGTTTCTGCATTATCTGCTTAGCAGATAATTCTGCTTTTTCACGTTTATCAGCTTTCTCTTGAAAGTCAGCATATGACTCACCAGCATTCTTCTGGTCAAATAATGCTGCTACTTGTTCATCAGAAAGCTTAAGTTGCTCAGCAAGAGCTCTTCTCTGCTTAGGAACCATCTTGTCATATGTCAATCCCTGATCAAGAAATGATTGCCTAATCATATCGATACGCTTAGCAGGATCATCTTGCAACATCAAATCCATTCCATTAATCATTGTATGGAACATCGTATTCAGCTTTGAAGATGTTTTGACAGCTTCGTCAAACATATCAAATCCCTCAACGGCACCCTTTAATTGCTCCATTGAGATCTTATATTTACGAACCCAAGCAGCACCTTGAACGAATGTCTTTTCTCCTTCTTTGCCAAAGCGTGCCATATACGTAGCACTCTCTTCTAGATCCTTTGCAATCATGTTTACTGGCACACCAGCTTGATTAGCAGCAGTTACCATTGACTTCATTGTCTCTGCAGCGGTATCACCACTATCGCCTAAAACTTCAAATGTCTTAGTAAGTTTACCAGCTCCTCCACCACCAAGATTAAATCCTCTAGCTAGCTGAAGTCCAAACGTTTCAAACTCATCACCCTTTTTAACAGTCTCACCAAGAGCATCTGTAAAGTCATTGAACATTCCAATACCTTCTTCGATATCTCCTCCTGTAAGACCTCTAATTGTAGATGACCAAGCACCAGCAGCTTTTTGAGCTCCAGCTAATCCTTTAGTCATTCCACCAATTTTCATATTGAACCCGCCCATTGCCTTGGTCCATTTTTCTTGAAGCTCGTATACTCTTTTTATTGAATCAATAAGAAAGTCAAATCCAATAGTAAGAATTGAAGCATTCATACTAAAGATACCTTTAGTTACTTTGCCAAATCCTTTTTCTAATGCATCTAATGGTAGTCCTTTAAGTTCTTTCTTTAGAGCAGCAGCACGTTTTTGTGCAGTAACAAGCTCAGCTGACAGGGCGGCGAATTTCTTTTCGCCAACTTCAGTGCTAGTATCAATTGTTTCCATATCTTTTTTTAATTTGGAAACTTCTTCTCTAGCTTTTTTAATGCCAGCACTTGTTTTTAAAGCTGCTCCTGCAAAATCAGAAGCTCCTTTACCACCGCCCATAGCAGATTGCGCACTTTGCTGCAATCTATTACCAATATCACGAGTACCACGATGGGCATAATCTAAATTGCCACCAAAATTTTCACGATACCCGGCCACGGCGTCCCTCCCACCATTTCTTCATAGCAAATGATGTATTTAATTTACGCTCTGCAGTTTGAGAAATGTTTAAAAGTGAATTTGATATTTTTTCCCTAATATCAACAAATTCTATAATAACAATTTTAGGAACAATATTCATTTCAATTGATGAGCGTATCCATTTATACACCTTGCGATTAGATTTTATATATGCATATTGTTTTAAATGAAATTGTGGTCTCTTTATACCAACAGTTGTAGATCCTACATAACGCATTTCACTAGTTTGGGGATCTACTAATCCATAGACAAATCTATTTTCTTTATACCCTGCCATTAGCTACTCTCCTCTTTTGCCTCGTGGTATCTCAGCTGTTCTTATTCTATTGCCAGTATTATTACTACTGCTTGTATTTCCACTCTTTTCTTCATTCTCTCTTATAAGTTCACCAAGCCACCATTGACGAACCTCAGTTGGCATTTCTCTAGCTTCCTTTAATCCACCAACTTCTTTGCATACAGCTCGCAATTCCTGTAACAGTCTCACTTGATGAGTTGCACAGAACTTTCCAACTTCAGGATTGTCTTTATTCGGTAGGCCAAAAAAATTCAGTTCCAATTGGGATCTCGACCTCCACTTGCTTTCCGCATGAAGAACATTCATACTCCTGTGACATATCGACGCCTGGAGCTATACTATCCATGTATAAACGGAGTGCTCTTGAATCTTTTGCTGGTAAATCAGATAATGCTCTTGAAAGATCTTTTACATTATCGATACCCTGCATGCTTATTACTTGAGCAATTAATCTCATTGTAACATTCTGTTCTTGCCCAGTTTTCTTTTTAACTGCTTCTGTATCTCTATCAAGTTTAGCTACAACATTAGAGTCCATAAGTTTAAAATGAACTAAACGACCAGATGCTGGCAAAGTAAATTCAAAATCATTTGACCCTGGTCCACCTGTTGGCTCTACGTCAAGTGTCTTTAAATTTAGTTTGCTTAGATCAAAATCCTGATCTGCAGTCTCGCCGCATTCTGGACATGTAACACTAGCACTATACTTTGGTCCATATGCTGATACTCTAATTGCTGTCAGCACCGCATTTCTATCACCAACAAGCATCTGATCTGGATCAATCATTCTGTTTGTTATGCATGCTTTCATCAACACAGTAAGCACTTTGCCTTGTTTAATTAAAACTGGTGAAGAAAGAATATTCTCTTCCTTGGCTGTCACAGCTTTAATATCAAGAGATTCAACAAGATATAATGGAGATTCTGATGGATATATCAATCCGCGGCTTGGTAATTTTACATTGCTAACTGGCGGTGAATATCCAGTATCTGCTGGATGCTGTTCAATTTGTGCATTGCCAGCAGTAATATCTGCACCAGCCTGCGCCCATAATTCTTTTGTAGTTATTGCCATTTCCTATACTTTCATCAAAGACAGATTTGTCCGATGCAAGTATGTAGATGCTATCGCACAAAAGGAAATGGCCAAGTGGTTAGACTTGGCCATTTTTGATCTATAGAATTTAAATTTATGCTGCTGGTGTTGCTGCTGGAAGTGCGGCAACATGGTGTCCACCAATTGCACCTAAGATTGCAACAACATAGCCAATAACCATATCAACAGATGATCCAGAAAGGATAACACCCTGTGACACCAGTAATCCAACTACTGCAGTAATAAGTCCAATCCATAGACCTGGTGACTTTAAAATTGTTAAGTTCATTATAATTCTCCTAGCATTTATCTATGCTAGGACGAACTAAAACATCCATTAAAGATATTGCTGCAATTTTAATATCTGGAAAATCATTAGAATCCAATGCTATCAGCCATGCCATTGACCATGCCAATGTCTCATCTCTAAATGACTCTAGTAGGGCCCAGTCTAGTCTGAGCCATAACTCTTCCTCATTATATGAAGGAGATATAAGGTTCCTATATGGAACATTAGAACTCATGCTGTAGCTAACTCTGCAATTGGTATTAGCAGGTGATCACTACCATCACTTAGAAATTCAGATGTTTCCCAATCTTCTGGGGCATGCATGTGACTGTCAAGACAGCTACATCCGGTTGCTTCACACCAATTTTCAGATATAGCAATTTGTTCAATATCATTAAATGCATCTAATCCAAGTTTATCTCGTTGGCGACGAACTTCTCCTTCATCACCACAAACCCAACATCCGCGACCACAAGAACTTTCGTTATGCGTTCTGCTCATAATAATACTTAGCGCCTCTGGAGGGAGTTAAACCCTCTACCACTGGGTGAATAGACCAATAGCTCTATCGGTGAGCGTTACAAAGGCAAAATAATGTCTAATATGCAAGGCCAGGTACCTAGCTTCCGTGCAGCAGTTATTAACCGCATTTGTCCCAAACGGCCTTGATTAGCCTCAAGGAATTGAACCTTGATGGAGTCGAACCAGTTATAATAAACATGATCTGTTATCTTTCGTCAGGGCCCTGTCTCTGGATAACATCTCGCGGGAATGGATGGATTCGAACCACCAACCGTTAGCACCAGTTGCTAAACTCTAAGCAGAGATCAACCTGCAATACCAATTGAGTTACATTCCCAAAAACTTAACGCGGAGAGTGAAGGAATTAAACCCCCGACATCTGCCTGCCTTACGGCAAAACGGTGCTCTATCACTGAGCTAACTCTCCAAAGCCTTTGGACCGAATTACACGGCCGTCTTCTGGTTAAAAACCAGCTGCTCTAATTTTAAGCTACAAAGGCAAAAATGTGGGGCTAACGGAGATTGAATCACGTTTCTTCTATACTGTATACAGTATATCTGTTCTAACATTGAACTATAGCCCCAGAAAAAAATATTAAATTGTCATCTTGCTAATGGTAAGTCTGATGTGTACTTCCTTATTATATCACGTTGTGAAGTTGGGAAACATCCAATGGCCATTGATTGGCCAGCATATTTCCCATCAGTTTCAATAATAACCCGATGAGGGATCTCACCAGCCCAAAGCTTGGCAGCTAATTCATGAAGTGAAAACTCACTATCGACAGATAATGCAATAGCATAAGTTCCTGTTGGAAGCGGTCCATCACATGATTCACCAGCAGCATGAATCGTTTGAGCCAATTGAACTCCATGAGGGAGATCAGAGCGGATAATTACATAATGGTAAAGCGTATCAGAATCCACTTGTCCGAGCACTTTCTTTATTTGCGGTCTTACACCGTTTAGGTCATTCCATTTGAATATTATATGACATTAACCAACGTCGGAGGCACTGTAGATTTAACAATATGCAAAATTCCAACATTTGCTAACTTTGACTGCTCAATAACTGATGCACCTAACTTGCTTATAATTAAATCAAATGCTTCTTGTGGATGACCATGATTTAAATCATCCATAACAATAAAATAATCATCAGTCATAAATTTTTCATAATCCCAAAAGTCGGCCTCAACTGCAGATGTTGGGTGGTGACATCCATCAATTACTAATATTGTAGCACCATTTAAATATTTTTCATAATCTTCTCTTCTGGCAGCATCTGATGATTTCAGAACTATAAGATTACAATGTGTTTGTGGAAGAAATGCAGCAGCATTTATTTCCCATGCTGCTATTTTTTCTTTATCAATAAGGGTTTCATCAAATGACATTTCTTCATTTACATCTGGGACCCAGTTATACATTGGGTCTATAGATGTTAAGAACTCAATATTTGGACAGTATAGTGATCCAAGATTAGTGCCGTAAGCTGTTCCTATCTCAATAACTTTAATACGTTTATCTAATTTAGATGCAATCAATTTTGCAGCCATTAAACAATTGCTAGTACAGTCTTCTAAAATTAGATCATTAAAAATAAGCATATTTCTTTCAAAAAAAAAATCCCCTGTATTTAATATACAGGAGATAAGATTACAATGACTAGTTTAGAATAAATGGATAGCTGAATCGTATCTAACAATTATGGCAACTTCAGCATTGTCACTTGAAGCATAGTCAAGTTCTCCGCCATTAAAGTCCTGAATCCAAGCTCCTTTAATATCCCACTGCTCAATTACGGCGCCTTGAGGATCAAGCATCTTGAGTGACCAGTCTTTCTTGTACATCGAAGCATATCCAGCACGACCAGTAATAGCTTCATATGAAAGACGAACCCACTGCATTACTTTCTGTGCAGCAGACGGTGCAATAGGATCTTGGAGTGTAATATTTAATGGAGAAAATGCCATCTTCCCTGCAACATATCTTTTGGTATTGATATAATCGATAACAGTCTCTTCAAATGTTAATTGAGGACGAGCACCAGTTTTTAAAGTAAAGGCGTCGATTCCATCGATTTCCATAAGCCAGCGGAACTTCCGCTTGGGCTCATAAGCGTTAGCTAGCATTGTATTGATATCAAGAATCTCAGCCATAATCTATATTCTCCTCAATCTTGGTAAGGATTTGTTCCCTAACATTCATGATTTACTTATAGCAAAGACTTTATTTGCTAACATTACACTGCAATTCATAGAACATCAACATATGATATACCAGGACCACCATTGCCACCAGTAAAACCTGTTCCACCGCCAGCGCCAGCAGCTGTCCCACCAACAACAGATACTGTCGGAGTTGTAGATCCATGGCCAACTACTACGACAACTATGCCACCTCCACCACCGCCAGATCCGCCAAGCCCAAATCCAGCTCCTGAATAGAACCCAGTCCCAGCATTTCCGCCATTTGCTTCTATTGAACCTGTGCCACTATATGATGCAGCGAATACAGCACATACTCCACCACCGCCGCCCGACCCACCAGATGCAGTATTTCCATCTCCTGAGCTAGCAGATCCTACTCCACCACCAGATGCACCAGACCATGGCAATACAACACCAACGCTAGTTAAACCTGCCCAGGATGCTCGCCCAGCGATACGTGCGAATAAATCATGTGGAGAACCGGCCGCTGGGTTAGATGCCCCGGCAGTTGTTCCACCAGATCCTGCGACACCAGCACCACCAGCTCCATGGCCACCACCACTTCCGCCTTGGCATGTTCCGCCAACTGTTCCAGCAACATTAAGGTGACCAACAACTGTTCCAACAGTTGTTCCAGGCCAAGATGGTGCTGCATTTGCAGCACCTGCGCCAGCAGTTCCAATGCTACCAGCAGACCCGGGCGCTGACATGCCCATAAATCCAGGTGTTCCTATTGGACAACCGGCAGCTCCAGCAGTACCACCAACACCAGATGATGCATTTCCACCATTTCCACCGCTTGCAGAAATTTTTCCATTGTTAACCAATGTTCTTGCAAAAAATCTCCAGCCATTTGTCTTTACTGTGACTGCAGAGTTTATTGTAACAGAATTGTAGAAAACATCAGCTGCTAATGTTGTATCTCCAGATATTGTTGTACTTCCATCAGAAGCATCACCAAACAATAATGCCATTGGAAATGGAGCACTACTGAGATTAACTATAGCTGAATTTATCGTTCCAGATAAAGCATTAAAATGGCCATCAACAGAGCCTGACAAGTTTATAAATCTAGCATTAACTGTTCCAGAGAATGTTGAATCTGTACCAGATAGCCATGTAATTGCAGAGTTTATAGTTCCAGATAAAGCATTAAAGTGGCCGTCTATTGTTCCAGATAAAGAATTTCTTGCGTTGTTTGCTGTTCCAGATAATGAAATAATTGCATTATTTATAGTTCCAGATAAAGCATTAAAGTGGCCGTCTATTGTTCCAGATAAAGAATTTCTTGCGTTGTTTGCTGTTCCAGATAATGAAATAATTGCATTATTTATAGTTCCAGATAAAGCATTAAAGTGGCCGTCAACAGAACCAGACAGTGTTGTTATCGTTGAATTTGTAAAAACAACTGCAGAGTTTATAGTTCCAGATAAAGCATTAAAATGACCATCAATAGAACCAGATAACACATCTGTAGATACAGCTACAGGCACAGGTACTTTCTTTAAAGCATTTATCTGTGCCTGTAGAGCATCTATCTCATTCTGTATGATTGGCTTCATATAATCTATAGACCAATTAGGTTGTTTTATGAAGCCTCATACAGAGGCTATCGTTACTTACGACGACGAGTGATATATGAAGCTAATGACTTTGTACTTTTCTTGGCAACTTTGCGGTGGGATTCACCGAGTGCTGTTCCAGGTCTTGTATTTTCATCTGTGTCATCTTCGTCATCGTCGTCTGTATCATCTTCATCTGCGTCATCATCACCGGCAGGCATATCATCTTCATCATCAGATGAAAAATCAAGTCCACCATCTGGCATGTCATCTGCATCAAAATCAGACGGACCACCCATGTCATCTTCATCTGGCTCAGGATGCGGATTTAAAGCATCGATGTCCATATCTTCACCACCCATATCATCTTCAATTTCTAAAGATGACATAAGCGATCTCATTAATTCTTCAGCGAACTCTCGTGGAAGCGAGACAGTAACACTCGGTCCCTCTGTCGACTCATTAAGTCGCTCCCAAATGTTTCTGCGGCGTGCCATATTAGTGCCCTTCCTTATTAATAAATACTAGCATCAAACTCGACCTTTAAAGTATGCAGAAAGAGACTCTTGTTTCTTCTGCTTGGTTTTTTTTGTTGACTTTGTTTTAATTTCTGGCTCATTTTCACCAGATGAAAATTCCGGCTCAGTTGGCTCAGTTGGAGTAAAGTCATCTTGCTTTGCTTTAGCAATTTTTTCATTCCATTCAGTTTCTTCATCAGCGGATGGATTCTTGAATGCTGGAATTTTTGTATTTGCTTGTGCAAATGATGGTACAGGAGCTTTAAGCGGTGCTGCTGGCTGTTGCGGTGCTGGCTGAACTTTTTGTGGCATCATACTAGCAGCAATTGATTTTGCTTGTGTTGATGCTTTGTCTGTTCTCGCTTTAAATTCTGGATCTTTTCTGTAATCGTAATTTGTTGATGGTGCTGCAGCAGTTTTAATTTGAGTCTTGGCAGCTTTCTTTTGAGCTTTTGTTGGAGGCTCTGATGGTACCTCTATATCGGGCTTCTTATCAAGCATAGGGTAATCACCAAATTTTTCCCATGCACTTGCAGAAGCAGCTGAATCACTTGGTGTAGCTGGTGCTGGAGCTTGTGGAGCTGGTTCTTGATAGTTTCTTGGCCCTTGAAAGAATTGGCCCAATCTACTTTGCATCTTTGGCTGTACTACTGGTACTGGTTTAGGAGCATTTGGTGATACAGTAGTTGGTTGCCCTGGCTGTTGCTTACCGCCAAATACTTTTGATAGGAATCCCGGTTTTGGTTGCATTGGTGCAGTAGGAGGTTCAACCTGCTGGCCAAGTGGTTTAATTTTTTGCTGTGCTAATCCAGCAAATGTTGGCTGTTTACTTCCTGGTGCTGCAGATTGTTTTGCTTTTAATAATTCCTGATGCTCTGGTGGCATTTCTGCAATTCTCTGTGTTCTTGCAGCTTCTTTTTCCTTAGCTGCTTTTTGTTGAGCTTCAGTTGGCTCTTTAGGTTCTTTAGCAGTATCGGTTTTTGTCTTAGATGCTTTAGCTGCTTTTACAAAAGCAGATTTTACAGATGGTGGTAAGCGTCCAGATACCATAGCACCTTGTAGTTCATGGTACACTGCCATTAGTGAATCATCTGGTATCTCTACCGTAGCTTCATTAATTGGCAAAAAATCTTTAAGCTTACGTTTCATTAATAGCTTTCATCCTCAGGATGTGATTGATCATCATCAAAGCTGTCAAGGTCTGGTGTTGGTGTGTATGCTGGTAATGTTACGTTACCATCTTTTGCATTACGGATTGCTTGCAATGCTTCATCAGCCCATTCAGCATCATCATCAGCACCATTTCTGCTAAGCAGTTCAAGTGCCTGCCCCAATATTCCTAAAGTTCCAGCATCACCAGTAATGCGAAGCCCTGTGTTTGTTTCACCGGCTTCATCGATGCCTTTCTTTGAGTTTATTGCAGTTGCATCAGGACGCTCTCCTGGTATAGTATCATCTTCTGATACTTGTCCGAACAATTCATTTAGGAATCTTAGTGCCTTCATCTGTATTCCTTACTGTCCAAACTCAACACCACTTGGAGTAATAACAAAGTCAATTGTAATAAACTCTGCAGCTCTTACAGGCTCAAGGAAGATCTTACCCTTCATTTCATTTCTGTCAATTACATCGCTTGTATTTGTAGTGTTATCCATTACAACCTTAAAGCGATTGATTCCTTGATCCTTACGATAACCTTCAAGAACTGGATTGACTTTATTTACAAAGCGTGTCCATGTAGCTGGGTTGTTTGGCTCAAAGATTAAGTTACGAGCAAATCCAGCAACTTGTCTCTTAGCAAGAATTAGAAGTCTACGAACATTCACCCTGTCTAGAGCAGATGCACGAAGTTGCATTGTTTTTTGTCCAAAGATTACAATTCCTTCAACTGGGAACTTAGTGATTGGATTAATACGTGCATCATATAGAGCATCGCGATCATCATGGTTTAGACGATCAACTGTATCAATGATACCAAACTGTGCAAGACCACCTCTGTTTAAACCAGCTGGTGCAAAGAATGCCTGTGCTACTCTATCATTATAAGCTAATGCTCCCATAACACCAACACTTGGTGAAACTCGAACCATTCTATGGCTAACTGTATCATTTAAAGTTAGATCTGGATAATAACCGGCAGTGTAGTTATCATCAATTTCTCTAGAGTTCAAGTTAGCAATCACCTCATTTCTTGTTGAACCTGTAAGATCCATAACATAGAACATATCACGGCGAGTACCAACTAGTGCTCTAGTGTAATCAGTAACTGAAATGTTATGCTGACCAGGTAATGCAATGATATCTGCAGAAATTTGGTCTGGGTTAGCAACACAATCAATAGCTCTCTTCTGTGCTACAACACCAATCACAGTATCTGTGTCTGAGTTGTTAAGATATAATGGATCTTGGGAGCGAAGATCGAATCCATCAAATCCACCCAAGAATGGCATAGTGAATGATTGCAATGATGATGACGCAAATATTGGAGTGTTTCGACCCCATGTTGGAAGATATGAGTATCTCAATGCGCCGTTAACATATGAGCTAGTTAAGTTTGCAAGTGAGAAATCTGGATCGGTTCCAGTTAAAAATGCTGTAAGTGCACCGTCTGGCAATGCACGCATTCTATCTGCAATTCCACCAGATACAAATAATACTCCCCATGAAATATTTGAGTTGTAATTACCATTTGCATCAATCTGATTTGGAACGTATGACATGCTTGGTATTAATGCCTGACCGCTTGTGGCACCAAAACCGACATTTGATCCAGAGAATAATGGTTTTGCATATCCACGGTGGCCCCATGGAAGTGCCTGTGGTGGATAATCAGCTAATGCATTGTTTAAATCAATACGAATATAGCGGCTCTTATTTGGGAAGGTGCCATCAGAAATAATAAACTTTCTTGTATTTGTATCAAAAGCTTCGTTTATATTTCCAATACGCTTTAAAACATAGTTAGGACTATTTGAATCAAGATTTAAATTTGCAAATCTTTCTAATTCTACAGATCTTGAATCTGTATCATAGAATGATCTAACAACTATATCAAAGGTTCCATATGGCTTGCTACCTGGTGCTGATGATGGTTTGATATTGTCAATTTGAATCTTAATAGTATCATTTGTTGCACGACCGTGATGCAAAGTATGAACTCTGAAAAGATCGTATTCAAGGCCGCCTATCAATTGAGACTTGATGTATGGGGTTGTTCCTTGTACAAAGTCTCTTGTGAATGTATTGAATGTTGCAGATACTATCGATGCTACGCCCCATGAAGCGCTTGCAACTTGCTTTTGGTATGGGAATAGCTGATAGATATAGTGACCATAAATGGATGCCTTGGTTGGATCTGTGTTCAACGATTTGGCAATATAGTCATCAGAGCTTGTTAAGAAACTTGCTGTTGCAGCAAATGTAGTTCCAATTCTAAAAACAAATCTATTAGAATCAAGAGCCACACCAGTAACTTGCACAGCTGGAAATACAGCAGAGTTAACATGGATAACAGCTAGAATTGAGCCAGTTGTTCCGTTAGCTCCTGACACATCTGTAATACCAATAACACTTGATAGTGTATAACCATTTGTAGTTGCTGTTCCATCAGCATTTCCTAGAACTCTAACAACCGTTAAAGATGTAGAATTCTTAAGATAGTTCTTGGC